TGATGTTGCGTAATTGACACCCTGCGAAACCATACACAAAGGCAATTTGATTTTGATCATCACATCCGCATTTTCATTGAACGTATACGGCAAAATGATTTGATCGCCTGATCCGAATGTCACAACGGATTCCATAAACGAACCATTGTTCCAAATCTGAAATGTGAAATCAGCATCACCGGGACACGGATTCGTGAAACCAAAATCGATGTTTTCGTTGTAGGCGAAACACCCTAATTCCTTTGTGCAACCACAATTCATTTTTATTTGTTTTAAATGTAAAAGTTAGTTAATGACAAATCAAAATCAATTGCAACAAAAATAAGGTTTTTATCGAATTGTTTTGGTTTTTCCGTTTCGGTTTTCAATACTGCAATCGAATCGACCTGCGATCGCACAGGTTTGAATTGAACGTTTTTGATCATTTGGTTTCCGATTGTGAAATCCCCGATTTGTGTTGATGTGATCGCATTTCGCAAACGATTTTCAAGTTCATATCGACACCAATTTTTGACACAACAAACAACCCTCAATTCGAACACCGAAACGTTTGCCGTTTGTGAACACGAAACAAATTGTTTGTTGTTTGGAATTTCCTCAAATCGGATTTCGCCATTGTCACGATGCCTGATGTAGAACCAATTGATCAGGTTGTCACCAATCCCGGAATACACGTATTCGTTTGAATCATCATTCATCAACAAAACACGACCATCATCATCGATGATTGCCAATGCGACACCCTTTGTGAATTCAGGCATTTTTGATTTGATCGAATTGATCAGGACGTTCAAAATATCTTTTATCATAAACGTGCGATTATTTGTTCAATTTTTTCATTCAACAAATCCGTAATGTAAACGGATGTTTCAATTTCTTCGTTTTGTGATGGAACGAAAATATCCATTTTCTTTTTTCCGATTTTTTTCGCTTGAATCAATTCCTGTCCTTTTGCCTTGTCAAATTCCTTGTCATTGATCACCGCCAAAACAACCTCCGAATCATTTTCCTGAACAACCTGAATTGAATTCCGCAAATCGGATGTGAATTCCAAATCAACAAATCCGATTTGTGTTCCCTTTTTTTGACGTTGTTTTTTCCACCACTTTGATTTATATGATCCAATTGGTGTTTCAGCGGAATTCAAACCTTTGTTGAAAATCCGTTGTTTCATTTCACCTTCCAAATATTTGCCACCTAACAACAACAAATCGCCTTTGTAATTGGCAACCTCAATAGCCAATTGTCGAACCTTGTTTTGGAAATTTTCACGGGTGATCATCGTTTGATTGAATCAATTATTTTCGAAACACCTATCAACAAAAGGAAACACAAAAACACAATCAAAAATATTTCAATTCCGTTTTTGCTTACTAACTGATGCACACGTTCAATGTTTGTTTCAGTTTTCCATTTGGTTACAACAATCGTGTCCGATGGACATTCAGGTTGCACAAATATTGAATCACCCGGCAACCTGACAACCTTCACACGAACATCCGTGTTTTTGTCAACGATGAAAATCGTGTCACGATTGGTGATCGAAACAATCGTGTCAAACGATTTCGATGATGTGATGATTGTCGTGTCACGAAATGTCGTGATAACATTTGTTGATTCAGGGAATTTTTCCGCACAACGTTTTGCGGTCACACACCCTGATTCAACACCCATCATCAGGAACACGAACGGAATCAACAGGTTTTTCATCCTTTTTAACGATGTCGTTTTTGTACGCATCAATTTTTTTATAAAATATTTCAGCGAATATCGGGTTGATCATTTCCAACAATGACAGGTTTTTCACCAATGACAACATCGAAACAATAACCAACGGCACGAACACCGCTTCATTCAACCATATCAACGCACCTGATCCCTTTGAAACATTGGTTGCAAACATCAACAATGCCGTGTGTGATAACATTGTCCAAAGGAAACGTAATGCCTTCCGGGTTTCAAATTTATCGTGTTTAAATGCCAACACAATTCCGGTGATATTATCACAAACAATCAAACCAATCAATGCGTAAAACGAAATTGCAGGATCAAAAATCCAATCGGAAACGAATCCTGTCGTTGCACCAAACGAAAAACCACCAATCAACGTTGTCATCAATACTGAATTTTTAAGTTTCAATGACAATATACTTTCCACGATTTCAATCACTTCATTCGGCAACAAATATTTTTTCATCTTTAAAAACGTTTTGGGCGGGTTGTCGGTTTGATGGGGCGGGTTGTTGTCGGACGTGGGCGAGATCCACCACACGATCCGCATCCTTTGTTTTCAGAAACGATTTGTTTTGTCATTTTATTTTGGGTTTAAGGTAAGCCTTGCACATATCGTGATTGATTGCAAATGATACAACAATCATCAACACGTTTCATCAATTCAGGAATCGAAGCGATCAGGATTTTGAAATGTTTGTCATATTCTTTTGTAAACATATCAAACAGGAATTCCGTTTTTTCAGAATCCAACAACGTCATTGAATTCAAACGATCGGATGTGATCGCCTCTTTTATTATTTCCAATCCTGATTTGTAAAGAATCGGCAATGACAATTTCGGTGCGATGATACAACCCAATTCATCAATTGAACATTCGGAATTCGCTTTTACTTTCAAACCATAAGTTGAATTTGAATTGTTCGCACCATTCCATCCTGTTGCGTTCAAATAATGTGATGACTTTGATGAACATCCACAACCTTGTTTGACATCGGCATCATTCACATTGATATTCGTGTCATTCATTGTGATGAATATTTCATTTGATGTGCTAAAATAATCCGGGAACAATTCAGCATTTCCATTCGCATCAGTCGTGAATGGAAACGATGTCGTATTCAGTCCATCAGTAATTTCAACGGAATGTGTGAAATTCGCCTGTTGAATTTTCACATTGATTGAATTCACCCTGATCCTGATCAACCGGGATTGTTTTGTTTTCAAACGAACACCCCGATCGGCATTCATCAAAGGCAAAAACGTTGTCGTGAATTCACCTACATCGATTGTGTCGATGATCGAATTCATCCTGAAATAAGGCAAAGCATAAGCGGAAATTTCATTCAACACCAATGATGTGGCGAATTCGATTTTCGATTTCAGGAATTCCAATCCTGATACGTGATCGGAATCGGCAATGTCGGATGCGTAACGTAAATTCAAACCCTCCAAATCGTTGATCCAAAATCCCGATTTGGATTGTGTGAAACATTTCACACCAATATAGTTTTCAAGGCAATTTGGTATCATAGCCGAATGGATCGTTTTTGTAAATGTTTTTTTCGTTGATTTTTATTTTGCAATGATTACGCAACCAATCAGGAACAAAAAATGATGGACAAGCCTTGTTCGAAAATTGATTGTGACCTGCGATCATAACATCAGGATTGTAGGCTAACACTTCTGCGATGATTGATGTCAGCATCATTGATTGTGTTCCGGTCATTGTGTTTTTCGGTGTTCGTTTATCGGCATCCAATCCACCAATATAGCAAACGTGCCGGGATATTGAATTGATTCCCGCAACTCCATTCGTGATTTCATTTTCATCGATCCATTTGTCCCCATTATGTTTCACGAAATTGTGTCGTGATCCATCCAACAAAATCAAATCCGAATATCCGACACGTGACCAACCACGTCCGACAGGTTTCGGTTTGGTGTGCCAATTGCGAATTGTTTCAGCGGTGAATGATTTTCCTTCGGGTGTCGCTGAACAATGAATGATCAAATATTTATGTTGTTGTTTCATTTTCGTTTTGCGGTTGATCATCAACAGGCAAATCGGGTTTTTCAGTTTTTGGTTTTGATGTTTTGGTTTTCGATGACAATATGAATATGTCGTATTGTTTACCCTGTTTTTTCTCAATTTTAATTCCCGGAATTTCCTTTTCGATCCATTCGATGACACCTTGAATTTGATTGTTCAATTTGTATCGATAAGAAAATTTCTGAATCCCAAATTCAACGGAATTTTTATCGGCATTCAAAACCTGAACATCATATGTTGATCCGATACCCCAAACAAATGTTTCAATCGCTTTTGCAATTTCATCATTGGTTTGTTTCAATTTGTGTTGACTGATTAACATTCAATTTTAGTTTTTGTAAATGTAAAAAAAAATGGGGATCAAACAACCGATCCCCATTTAACATCAAACAAGCAAACAAACAATTAGAATCCTGATAGATCAACCTTAACAGGGCATACCATAGTCACGGAATTCCAAAGGATTGTTCCATCGAAATAGGTTGAACCTGTGTTGTTGTCCTCAATTACTTCATCGATTTCGATTTGGAATGAATCGATAACACCATACAAATAGCCATCACACGAATAATAAGCGAATTTGTAGGATGATGGTTCAGCCAAAATCGTGTTCCAAAAATCATAAGCCAAACAACCACCACCCTGTGTGATTGTGTCGGTGTTGTAATCTTGGAACGTTAATTGTTTTTCAGCACCAACAACACCTTCGGGTTGACAGGATGCGATCCTTTTTTTGGTGAATGATCCTTTTGGTTTTTGTCCCAAAATCAAACCGCTGAAAACAACGTCATTTGATGCGACCGCTGATGTCCATTCCGCAGTATCTGTAATGTCGGTGAATGTGTAATCACATTTGATGAAAATCAATTTTGATATTCCACCGGGACGTGTTACAATTCCGCAACCGCCTGAATAACTTTCAGGTAAAGCGGGCGCACAATTTGAATTGCATATTGCCATTTTTATATCCTCCTATTTTTTTAATTGTTAGTGTTTATTTATTAAGCAGGACATTGAACCGCACCTTCGGAACAATCTTCGAACAAAATTGAAAGATTGGCATCGGCATTTGCACACAACGATCCTGTTGGAACATTGAACAATGCCCAATTCAAAGCCAATTCAACATACCATTTTTCGGTACAATCATCATAGGACGTTTTCAGATCATAAACCAAACCTGTGAACGGATCAACGATTGTTCCGTGTGTCATTGAATCACTTTGCTTTGCATAGTCACCCAAATATTTATTCCAAGTAATCAATTGAATAGATCCCGGTGCATAGGCGAAAAATTGCTTTGGTGCAAATGTTCCATTCACATTGATGTCGTGGAAAAACATTCCATCGGATGACATACGTGATAAATCCATTCCAAATTCGGTATTGCAACAGGCGATTTGTTGTGCCTTTGCGTAGATGTCCAAAGATGAACCACCAACAATCAAAGGTGTTCCATTCGCACCAAGTTCATCCATAAAATGGCGAATTTGCGCCCAAGCCAAAGGATTCGGTGAACCTGTTGTTGTGTAAAGAGGAATCGATGTCATTGCATTTCCTGATGCATCCGTTCCCATATTTGTGGCTTGTAACGCCAACAATGCCTTGTCAACTGAAACATTGATTGCATTCATCGAACGCATAATATTTTGAGAAACCCACATATTGTCGGCTTCACATATTTTACGCATTTCGTTTTCATCAAAAGACATTTTGTATTTCGCACAATTGAATTCAGTAATCAATGCTTCATTTGGTTCGGGTGTTACTTCAGGTGTGCAATTTGCGGTGCAATCAGTTGTTACATCTGAATCACAAGCTTGACCAATCCAATTGATTTGAACTTGTTTGAATTTTCCGTTTGTTGGTGTCATTTGTGCGGTCATTTGCGCACGATTCACCTGTGACATTAATGAATCAATGAATCCAACTTTTTGGCGATTCAATGCGGGGGCATTAGTACCTGCAACGTCATTGATGTTCACCTGTAATTTTTCGCATAATCCTTTTGTGTATGCCATTTTAATTTTTAG